GGACAGGTCGATCCTTCTAGGCAGGTTCATCGCCTTGTAGTTTCCGGTTGGCAAAGCCGTACTCCTTGCAACAAGCCCCCGACTTCAGTCGGAGGTACTTGACCATTTTATTAATCTTGTTTGAAGTATTTATTGCTTCGAATAATAAATAAAAAGAAAAAGGTTTTTTGTCATGAAAGCTTATGAAAAAATATTCAATGAATTGATAAAATATTCAGAAGCTTTCGGTGCAGTCAAACTTTTCGATATCAATGGAGATGAAACAAAAGAACTTGAAAAAATAAGAAGACTGTTGATAATGCCAAATAATTGGATTGTTTCTTTCGATGAAATCAATTTGAAATTCAATATATATGTACCGAAAATTGATCCCAAGTTTCTGAAATGGTTGAAAATAACGAAAAATCTCATATTGTCATTCAATTACAATTACAACATAAAAGTATTATGGAAGAAAGAAAGGAAGTTAAAAGAGATGAGAGAAGATTTTCTTATACAGAAAGAAAAATACGAAAAAGAAAAAAAACTGTTGGCAAAATATTTATACAAAATTCTTCAATTGACAACAGTAGATAAACTTATCGAAGTACTGAGAAGAATGAATAATGCTTTTCAATCGAAGAACGGAAAGAAAATAATAGTAGATGTTGTTTCAGAAAAAGATGATATGAAATTTGATCTGGAAAATTATTCCGATTCGGAAAGAAAATTGGCAAAAATACTTCGACTGCTCGATTTGGCTTCAGGTGGATATCCAGAAAGAAAAGAAGATGCAAAACCCGTAGAATATCTTGTTCAAGCAAGAAGAATTCTGAACAAATCGATTTCTGGAAGAAAAATTCCGGTACCTTATAGTGAAAATCCTCATTCTCAAAAAGCTCTTTTCTATTCTACAATTGCCGAGGCTTTGACGAACATAAATGATATAATTGTTGCAAATATAGCTTCGAGATTATCGGATTATTACGAAGCTCTAGCCGGTGGAAGAAAAACGGATTTGGATGAAAAATATCTTTCAAATTTGGAAAAACTTGTTCAATCGGTAGCAAATATGATCGGCATCAAGTTTCCTGAAAGAAATGCAAACGATTTTCTCAATGAATATAAAAAATGGTTGGAAAATTTCAGCATAGATAAAATAATCGAGGATTCTACAGATGTAAAAAATGATGTAAATTCCAAAACAGAAGAATATCATGTCGAAGTTGGTGGAAAAAAATATGATGTTGTTGTAAAAGAAATGACGGAAGAAGAAAAAAATTCCAAGAAATTTGCCGGCGGACAGTTACATTTTATGAATTTTCATTATGACAAAATAAAAGACAACATGGTCTTGAAAAATTATTTACGAGACGAAGCAAGAAAAATATTGGAAAAAATAGGATTTCCTCCCAAAGAAATCGGTGATTTGCCTGAAATGAAACATGAATATCTTACATTTGTCATCGATTATCCTTTTCATATTTACGTTTCGGAAAAAGTCGTAGGTCCTCTGAAATCAATTCCTGCTGAAAAAAGACTTTCAGAAGAAATTCTCAGAGGAGACAGGGAATTTTTTTCTCAAATTGTTACAGAAATGATAAGAGAGAAAAACAATCCTTTACGACTCAGAAGAATTACTTCTTTCTTGAGTGAAAAACAGATATTGAGATTGATGAATGTCATAAAAAATGACATAAGAAAAAAAACAGCGAATATGATTTGCTCTTCTATCATGGAAAACTTGACAAAAAACAATAGAAACTTACTGAAAGAGTGTTCTTGTGGATGTAAATGTCCGAACGATCCTTCTTGTAAATGTAATTGCGATTTTTGTTCTTCGTCCAGAAGTCATGAAGAATATGTCGATGATCTCAAAATGGATCCTATCAAATTCGTGACATTGAAAAATTATCCAAAGAATGTTCTGGAACAAAAACAATTTTTGACACAACTAGAATTCAACAAGGGAGCATCTGTAGCATCACAAGCAGAAAGATTGTTTGCAAATAATCCTCTTAGTACATGTGATATCAAAAGTCTCAAAATGATTGCAAATTTTGCAAACATGTATGGTTACAAGGATATGGCAAACGAATTGGAAGATTACATAAATGCCGTGGATCGAAACAATGAATATAATTATGCTGAAAATTTGACTTTCGAAGGAACAATCGACAATCCGATAGATATTATTTCCGAAGTGAAAAATCGTTATGGAATTTATATTGCAGAACAATGTCTGGAATTGATGAACGGTTTTCCATCGAACGAACAGAACAGAAAGGCACTCGAACTTATATATGATGTCGCTCTTGATAAGAAAGAAGTCGATTTTTCAAACTTTTTGAGAAAAGCAATAGGATTGTGAAAATGAAATTATATGAATTGTTCGATCAAACCTTGGATTATGACGAAGATATGGATGCAATTTACATTTTGCTGAAAACCGTCCCAAGTAAAAATGAAATACAATCTTATTATTTGAAATGTGACGGTAATTTGAATTGCATTTACGACAAATTGATAACCTTCAACAAAGGTTGGCAACTTATCGAGAGAATAAAAGGAAAAGATTTTGCAAAACAGTATTTGAAAAAAATTCTCGGCATTTGAAAATTTTCAATATTCAAAATTTATATTGAAATAATTTTTCTTTGTCATTATCATTTTTGCGTGAAAATTAATCAGAAGGAATTTCCATGACAATTGCAAAAGATGTAGAAAACAATTCTTCGTATATAAGAATTCTCGACCATGGATTTGTAGGTCTTATTGACAAAATGCCTTCTGACGGCGATGGTGATCGAGCTATTGTAGAAGCAGCAAGAGTATCATATGGCAAAGGCACCAGAAAAGTGTCCGAAGATAGAGCGTTGATAAGATATTTGTTGAGAAATAAACACACTTCTCCTTTTGAAATGGTAGAATTCAAATTTCATCTGAAAATACCAATTTTTGTGGCTCGTCAATTGATAAGACACAGAACCGCAAACGTCAATGAATATTCTGGTCGATATTCTATAATGACGGACGAATTTTATGTTCCGGACATAACCTGTTTGGGAAAACAATCAAAAAACAACAAACAGGGAAGAAGTGAAAATTTCGATGAAAACACGGCAAAAAGAATTCGAAATACAATAGAAGATTTCAACAATAAAGCATACGAGATTTATCGAAATCTATTGGAAGAAGATTTGGCAAGAGAATTATCGAGAATTGTTTTACCAGTGTCCAATTACACAGAAATGTATTGGAAAATTGATTTGAATAATCTTTTGAAATTTCTTTCACTGAGAATCGATGAACATGCTCAGTTCGAGATAAGAGTTTTGGCAAATTCAATTCTTGAACTTGTAAGACCATATGTTCCCATGACTATAGAAGCATGGGAAAATTATATATTGAATTCGGTTGATTTGACACATGATGTTTTGGATATGATATTCAAATATGTACAAAACAAATCTTTTGTTCTTCGAGAAATAGAAAATAGCGACAAATTATCCAGAACAGAAAAAATAGAAATAAAAAACAAATTGAAAAAATGGTTATTCTAAAACAATCAAAATGTATCTTGTAAGTTTTTTCGAAAATTCATTTTCGAAGACTTTTGCTTTTTTTCGAACAAATTGAAAAGTTTTACGAAACTTTTTTATTCGATTTTTATATTGAATTTAGAACAAGTGAAACATATAATTCGTTTGTTAGTTGTGCATGTTGAAATACACTCATGCGGGCTAACATAAAACTCAACAAGGCTGAAGAAAGGAGAAAAAAATGCTTTCATTAGAAGAAATACGTCGTAAACTTGCAAAAGATGATGAAAAAAAGAACAATTTTTCCGACAATGCCATCTATCAGTTTTGGAACATTCCTGATGATAAAACCGCAGTAGTAAGATTTCTTCCAGATGGCAATGAATCGAATCCATTTTTCTGGGTTGAAAAACTTACAATAAATCTGTATTTTGCTGGATCTACAGACAATGAAAATACTCCATTGACAGTCAAGGTTCCTTGCGTGGAAATGTATGGTCTTCCATGTCCGATATTGAAAGAAGTCAGAACTTGGTTCAAAGATCCGGAATTGGAAGAATCAGCTAAAAAGTATTGGAAAAAGAAATCATACATTTTTCAAGGTTTTGTTGTTTCTTCACCATTCAAAGAAGATAATCCACCGAAAAATCCAATCAGAAGATTCATATTGAATACAAGTCTTTTCAACATCATAAAATCGAGTTTGATGAATCCTGAAATGGAAATCATACCAATAGATTACAAGGATGGTAGAGATTTTCGTATTACAAAAACAAAGAAAGGTGGCAAGTATGCCGATTATTCTACAAGTGCTTGGTCGATCAAATCTCGCAGCCTGAGCAAAGAAGAACTCGAAGCCATTGAAACTTATGGATTGTTCAATTTGTCAGATTTTATTCCAGCAAAGCCGGATTCTGATGATTTGAAAGAAATTTACGAAATGTTCGTTGCCAGTGTCAATGGTGAGCTGTTCGATATGCAAAAATGGGGAAGATGGTTGAAGCAGAAAAGAAAACAGGACGATGAAATTGATAGCATCCCGATCATAAAAGCCAATAATGATACTTCCGTAAAAATCAATCAGAAAAAAATGAAAAAAGAAGAATTTACGGAAGAAGAAAATGATGATGAATTAACTGAAACCAGTTTTGTCGATGTAGATGATATCGATGAATTCGAAGATGATATTGAAGAAAAACTTTTGGAAAACAAAAGTTCATCGAAAAAGGTTCCGATTTCAGAAACCAAAACAAAAACAAATCCTGATGATATCTTGGCAAGATTGAAGAAAAGAATCAATTCTCAGTAAAATTCGGTTGCACTGCAATCTATTGCAGTGCAACCTTTTCTATGTTTTCCAAATAAAAGAAAAAGGAGATCGAAATGTCCTCAGCAAATATTCCATTCGATTTGTCGAAAATAGAAAAAATTGTGAACAAAACAGAATCTGCATCTTTGGGTTTCAATGATCCGAAACATTGGATAAGCACTGGAAATTATGCATTGAATTACATAATTTCCGGAGATCCAATGAAAGGCGTTCCTTTGGGCAAAGTAGTAGTTTTTGCTGGTGAAAGTGGATCTGGAAAAAGTTATATTGCAGCAGGAAATATTGTAAGAGAAGCACAAAAACAAGGAACTTTCTGTGTTATTTTGGACTCGGAAAATGCATTGGATGAAAAATGGTTGACCAAATTAGGCGTATCTATTGACGAATCCAAATTATTCAAGGTAAATGTTTCTCTTATCGATGATGTATCGAAAATAATATATGGCATTGTTCATGATTACACTGAAAAATATCATGACAAGAGTGAAGAGCAAAAGCCAAAACTTCTATTTGTTATCGATTCTCTCGGAATGTTACTTACAAAATCGGAAATAGAACAATTTGAAAAAGGAGATATGAAAGGTGATATGGGAAGAAAAGCGAAAGCTTTGACTTCTTTGGTAAGAAATTGTGTGAATAAATTTGGTAATCTCGATATAGGTCTTGTGGCAACAAATCATACTTATGCTTCACAGGATATTTTCGATCCAGAAGATAAAATATCTGGTGGACAGGGATTCATTTATGCTTCTTCTATTGTAGTAGCAATGAAAAAATGGAAGCTGAAAGAAGATGAAGATGGTAACAAAACATCCGAAGTATTTGGAGTAAGAACAAAATGCAAAGTTATGAAAACAAGATTTACCAAACCTTTCAGAGAAGTTGAAATCAAAATTCCCTTCAATACTGGAATGGATCCATATTCCGGATTTTTCGATATTTTGTTGAAAGAAAATATTGTAACGAAAATTGGAAACAAATATTCGTATGTTGATTTGCAAGGAAACGAACACAAATATTACGAAAAAGAATACAACAGAAACGAAAATGGAATTATTGATCTTATAATTCGAGAAAAATTTTCAAAATGAATATATAAAATTGATGTTCGAAAACGCCAACAGGGAAAGAAAATAATGGAAATAACTCCAGAGTTTCTTGAAGATTTATGGAACAATTTCAAAGATTTGGTACCATCGAAACAAAGAACAGAAGTTTGTTATTTGATGTTGAAAACCTTTTTCGATCACAATCTTCTGGATCATCTGACCAAAGAATCATTATTCGGAATTGATAAACATATGAATTTGGCTGTTGAAAACATATTTCCAGAAGAAGATTCAATTTTCGATGAAAAGTTTTCAGAAGAGTCAAGTACCTTCGACTGAAGTCAGGGACTTGTTGCAAGGAGTACGGTTTTGCCAGCCGGAAACTACAAGGCGATGAACCTGCCCAGAAGGATCGACCTGTCCGGGAAGTTCGAAAAACGATCGGAAGATCGACTGGGAACAGAGAGAAAGACTAGGGCGGCTGAGCAACGCGGACTGGTAACAGTGTTCGTGGGGCGTTTGTTATGTCGGCGGGACGATGAGTGATCGGATCGGCCTGCATAGGCTGACGGATGGCCAAAGGTTGTGCCAGAACGCACGGCCGTCTGAGTGTAAGTTTCTGGTTTATTCTAGCTGGAGTACGCGGCTCCTCCCCTGTCTGAAGACAGAGGTTTTCTTGCGGAGTTTCTATGAATTCATGCTTTTCAAAAATAAAAAATTATGATAAAAATAAAAGAAGAAACAATTTCTTCTTTGATTGATTCAATCAATTTCTCATAACTTTGAAATTGTCAATTTTTCTTGTGAGATTTTCACGGGAGTATTTCGAATGTTCTTTTTCAAAAAATTAATAGAAAAGAGCGAATTGGACTTCGACATATTGGCAAAAGCTTTGGAATTTTACGAAGAAGAAATCGAAAAAGCTAAAAAAGATGTAAAAATAACAAATAGTCTAGAAAAAAATGCCATAGAACTTCCCGGTTCCATCGAGTATAGATTTTCACAACTTCAGGATATATCTTCTATTGTAGAATTCATAGAAAGAAGACTGAACAAACTGAAAACAGAAAAACTCAAATATTATTTGGAAAATTACAATAGAAGTTTGACAATAAGAGAAGCAGAAAAATATGCAGAAGGTGAAGATGATGTTTTGGCTCTTTATGATTTGCTCAATACATTCAATTACATAAAAGGAAGATATACGGCAATAATCAAGGCTTTGGATATCAAAGCTTATCAAATAACAAATCTGGTAAAGCTGAAAAGCATGAATATAGACATTTGATGATTTTCTTCTTATAATTTTTCTGAAAGTTCTGAAATTCTCGTGGAAGAAAATTTATGAAATCCATTCATAAATCAAATCATGAAGAAAAATCCATTATAGATTTTATTGATTACAAAGACGGATATCTTTTCATGGAATTGAAGAAAAAAAATTCAAGAATTGTAAAAAGTTTCAAATATCTGAAATTTTTGACTCCTTATAATCGTAAATTTGTAAACATGGGATATAAAAGTCATGATTATAAGATATTTTGTGTGAAAATATGCAATGAAAATTATTCATATATCAGAAAATTTTTACTCGAAAATCATTTCGAAAACAAAAACGAATTGATGAACTTTCTGGATGAAAAATACAGAAAAGAAAAATTTATGGTTGATTACGACGAGGAAAACAATGTAATCAGAATACATACAAATATTTTTCAATTGAAATATTTTTTCAACAACATTCAATTATACGAAAGCAACAAATTAAATGAATATGATAACCATGATTTTACAATTTGTTTCAGTGAAAAAAATGATGTTTACATAGAATATATCAACAATATTTTGAAAAAAGAAAAACACAAAGAAAAATTTATCAATTACAGAAATTTTGTTATAAAAAAATACGAAAATTTTTTCACATTGGAAAAAATTGACGAAAATGTATTGAAATTATTGACTTTTATGGAAATACACGATGGCAGGATTGTTTCGGTTGGTTTCAATTTTTTCGATTATCTTTTGTCTTTGTTTCTATATTCGATAGTAAACAATATAAAAATAAAATTTATCATAGGAAAATGTTTTCATAAATATGCTTTCGATCTTGTTTATGAAAATAAAACCAAACTTTTTTTCAAAAGTGAATACAATAGAAATATAAACTTTTTCGATTTGAGAAAAATCATAGAACAAGTTCTTTATTTCATAGATGAAGAAATTTCTATCGAAAAAAACAAGAATCTTACAAATTTCGATTACGATGTATATTGTACATCTTATTATTTCAATGATTCGGTTTTTAATCTGGGAAATTTGATGTATCGTTTTCAGGATTACAATTTC